TTTAATGCAACAGACACTGCGCTTAGTTTAGATGAAACAACTGGAAACTATCTAAGAATACAGGGAGTAACATTTACACAGCAATCTCAAAACGAATTAACTGTTGACTCTTACTTCTCAAAAAATAGTAACTTTTCAAACACTGCACTTAATAACACAGCATTAATTAAGTCACCACTAAAAGCATCACAGGATTATGAAGATATAAAGGTAAGTCGATTGACATATGGCAGAAAAGATTTTGCATTGGACACACCATATATACAAACCCAGGATGATGCAGAGGGCTTGATGTCTTGGGTTATTTCAAAAGTATCAAAGCCAAGAAAGTCTATAGGTGTTAGAGTATTCAATTTACCAATTGTGCAACTTGGAGACATAGTAAATATAAATTATAAAGATTCAAGTGGACTAGATAAGGTAGTTCCAACATCAAGTAGATTTTTAGTATATAATATAGATTATGCAAAAAATCAGGACGGATCAGATATGACAGTTTATTTAAGTGAGGTTCTATAATGGTTGAGGCAAATCCAAATGTACCTACAGTAACTACTTCAAGTTCTGATCCAGGAGGAAAGATTACTACAAAAGATATAATGATGTATAACGATGAGTCAACCCCTATAGAAGTAATGTCAGACCTGATATTTGAAAATATTGGTGGGCAAGAGATTATAAACATAGCAAGAAATGATATTATAAATGGACAAACTGTTGTATACCAGCCAATTAAAAACCTTACCAGTTTAAATTTTCAATATAATCCACAAAACATATTGGCTTTGCAGAACACATCAGATGAGTATTTTAAAAAGTTTCCAATCAAACTTGAAGACAAAATCCCAAATGTTGGTACTGGTCCAAATGGTGAGACTGTATACATAGAGGCATCTACTGGAAATCTTGTTATTAATGTAATAAATTTAGCAAATGATGAGCAGGTAGAGGTTCAGGTTTTAAGTTCTGGGGCTATTTTTAGTGATACAATATATGAGGCGGGGTAAAAATGATAACTAATACTGGCAAGGGAATTCTTGCAAAATACTTAATTGGTCAAGCACCAGCGTATGCTTCCTATATTGCTATTGGATGTGGAGCAAATCCAGTAGACTCAGACGCTACATTAGGCGATTATTCTGGAAAAACCTCACTTGACTTTGAAATGTTTAGGGTACCAATTACTTCTCGTGGATATGTTACTGAGGGTGGCGTATCAAAAATTGTTTTAACCGCAGAACTACCATCAGAAGAAAGATATGAAATTAGCGAGATTGGCGTATACTCTGCTGGATCAAACACAATTGCTGGATCAAATGACAGTAAAACAGTTTATGCATTTACTCAAGATGAAAACTGGGAGCACCACACAGCAACAGCAGCAACGGATATCCCAATTATATATCAGCCATTAGACGGATCTAATAATGATAATATAATTAATCAGCCATATTCTGTTTTTCAAACAAATGCAGACAATAGAATTTTTACCAATACAGACAGAATCAATAGATATGAAAGATGTAGATTTTTTAATAACACAGTTGTTATGGCTGGAAATTCATCAAACCTGACCCTAGACTCTGGTGGCAAAATTGTTGTTAATACAGGCTCTGAGCATATACATTTAACTGGCGCTACCCTAGACTTTAATAAAAATGCACCAACAGATGAACTAAAACTATCTTTTACAGTAGCAAGCAAAGATGGACAATCAACTGCTGTTCCAGATTCTGTTAGAGTTTTGGTGCAGTTCTCTTCAACAGACATCCACGGAACTGGAGAATGGGCAAGATTTGAGGTCGTACTAAATGCAGAGGATTATGATTTTGCTACAAAGAGATATTTTGTTGCTACAAAGCAACTACAGCAACTAACAAAGAGTACTGGCTTTACTTGGGCAAGTATAGATGTTGTACAGATCTATTCATGTGTAATTGATAATGGTGCACCATCTTCAAATTTCTATGTTTGTCTTGATGCAATTAGATTTGAAAATACTGGAACAACAAATCCTATTTATGGTCTTACTGGATATTCAGTAATCAAAAGCACCGATGCAAGAACAATAGTGAAGTCTGCCAACACAACTAACTATATTGAGTTTAGGTTTGCAATGGATGTGCAATAATGGCAGATCCAGGTATTAAAAAAGTTATTATTTTAAAGAAAAATTTGCCAGCATTATTTGGTGTTGACCATAATTATATAGTTAGATATAGAATTGTTTCGGAAGATAAGAATAGAGCATCGCACTGGTCTGCACAAAATAAAGCAGTTCCCCCAACAACTAATACAGTAAATCATTCTATATCAGTTGATAGTTCTGCTGGTGTAATTAGATTAGTTTGGGATCAAGTAGATAGTGTTTCTGGTTATGACATTTATGTTAAGTGGGATTCTGAATCTTGGACATATTTAGGTTTATCGGCAACAAATTCATATTCTTGTTTAATTAAAAACTCATCCTCATTAGTTAAATTTGCGGTACAAGTACCAACATTTCCAAAGAGTAGGTTTACATCTTCTACTATTTTTGAGACAGTTTCAACGAGTTTGTAGTGGTATAATAGAATAATGGCAAAGATACCACTACCAGAAAGAGGGCAACCTCTAGATGTTTCTTATATATATCAACTAGCAAACGCTATCAATGAACTATCTACGCAGGTATCTCCAGCGACCTATAAGTATGTTACCGTAGATGCTGCAGGGGTCGGAAAACAAAGCGTGAAGGCTTCTGAGGCCCGTATCATAGGTGGTTACGTAGACGTAGTATCAACATCAACAAAGAACCCTTCTCAAGAAGTGGGCTTTACTTATAATTTTGCAGCAGACTTCAAGTATGCTCCAATAGTAACAGCAACTCCAATTAACACTGGAAAAACAGATGCTGGTAAAAATGTTTCAATTGTTTTAAAATCAATAACGACATCAATGGTAGAGGGAATTGTTAGATTTAATTCAACAGGTGATTTATCTGTTGGGGTTAACCTTATTATAATCGGAATCCCAAACTGATGCTGACATGTAGTAAGTGTAAAAAGCAAATGTTTGTAGATCGACAATATAGTGCTGTTGGTCACATTGAGACTTATTGTTTGTACTGTGGATCAAGAAAATTTTTTCATCCACCAGAAGATTCAGAAGAGGGAAGATGGCTACTAAAAAAGGAACAACTGAGAGCGAAGGCTACAATCTCAAGCCTGTAATTCCTGGAAATAAAAAGGTCTGGTTTCTTAATGGAGACTTAGTTAGAATTCATCATTTTAATAAGTCTAATGGAATAATGTCTGTTTATAACATTACAAAAGATCAGATCGAAAGTTGTTTAATTAGTGATTTTAAAAATAAAAGAGAACGAGCATACACAGTTGGTCAGACTGCTGAATTAGTTAATAGACACAAAAAGTATATGCCAGATCTAATGAAGCGTGGAGTTATTCCATTTCCAACGGGATCACAAAAGGGTGGTGCTAGAGGATTTCAAGTACGATCATACTACTCTGAATCACAGGTTAGAGAGATTCGTGATATACTTGCTACACACCATATTGGTAGACCAAGAAAAGACAATTTAATAACAAATGATATTACGCCTACAAAACAAGAGTTGACACGAAGAATGGGCGATGGTATACTTACATATACGAAGACAGAAGATGGACGATTTGTTCCAATTTGGAATGAATCTATTTAACAAAGGGGTATTACATGGAAGAAACTAAGGTATCTGTTACTTTGGGATATACGCTTAATCTTGGCAATTTTCAATCACTGCGACTTGATCTAGGTGTAATTGATAGCAAGCGAGATGGCGAAAACACAGATCAGGCTTTTGATCGTGTATATAAGTTTGTTGAAGACAAACTCACAGCAAAGATTCAAGAAGCACAGTCAGAGGCTGCTGAAGGATAATGGCAGAACGCAAAGACCGAATGGCTTTGCTTTCACGCTACAGTAAGCACCATACTGCAAGGTATGAGCAAAAGCCATCTTTAAATTTAAATGTTGAGCAATGGTCAGCCGACGCACTTATTGAGTCGTATGGTATTGGCCAGTGCTATGATTTACTAGAACATTATTTTACTGTGGCTCAATCTCCTTCATGGAACTACTTTGCCTACAACACAGAAAAAATTTTACAGGCAAAGAAAGATAAAGATCAAGATGACAAAGACAGAGCAGAACGCAGACGAATGGCAAAGGAGTGGTTAAGTGAATAATACAGAGGCAAAACTAATTTCCGCTGTTCTTGAAGATAAGCAAGTTCACGTTTTGCTTCAGGCAAATATCGATAACCTATTAAGAACTCATAATGATGTTTGGGACTTTATTAGAAATTACTTTGAACACAACTCTGCAGTACCACCAGTATCTTTGGTAGTTGAAAAGTTTAGAGACTTTGAACCAATCTCAGGAATTGGTGCTACTAAGCATCACTTAGAAGAGTTGCAGTCAGAATACCTGACAGATAGTCTTAAAGATATTCTTAGATCTGCTGCAGGAGATGTTCAGCAGGGAGAAGGCAACAAGGCTCTCGATAATTTAATTACTCAAACATCAGAACTAAAAAAGAATACTTCTGCAATTCGAGATATTGATGTCACAGACCTTGAATCAGCAGTAGCGTATTTTGAAAATCTAAAGGTTCAACAAGCAGCAGGTCATGTTGGTATCAAAACTAATCTTCCAGGATTTGATAATTATCTTCCATCTGGAATTATGCCAGGACAACTAGGAGTATTTCTTGCCTATCCAGGTATTGGTAAGTCATGGATGGCTCTTTACTTTGCGGTGCAAGCATGGAAGCAGGGAAAAACTCCTCTTGTAATTTCACTAGAAATGAGTGAGACCGAAGTTCGTAACCGTGTGTTTACAATCATGGGTGAAGGCTTGTGGTCACATAGAAAACTAAGTAATGGTGATGTTGAGATGGATATGCTAAAGATGTGGCATGCTAAGCATCTTCAGGGCAAGCCTGAGTTTCATATCATATCTAATGATCAGGGTGGAGAAATCAATCCATCTGTTCTTCGTGGAAAGATTGATCAGTATAAACCAGACTTTGTTATTGTTGACTACCTGCAGTTGATGGCTCCTAATCAGAAGTCAGACAATGAAACGGTACGAATGAAGAATCTTTCAAGAGAACTAAAACTCATGGCTATTGGTGAAGAAGTTCCAATTATTGCAATCTCTTCTGCAACACCAGACGATGTAAATGATCTTAGCACAGTCCCAACCCTTGGACAGACTGCCTGGTCTAGACAAATTGCCTATGATGCTGACTGGGTAATTGCTTTAGGGCGTGGAACAAATAGCGATGTTATTGAGTGTGCTTTTAGAAAGAACCGTAATGGATTTATGGGGGACTTCCTTGTGCAGGTTGATTTTGACAAGGGATACTACAGATATAAAGATTTTGAAGATAAGTAGTTAAAATATGATATGTCAAATTTTCATCATAAGACTATCAAAAGATTTTCCCTTAGTGGGATCATCCAAGATGAGTCATCTCTAGGAAGGCTAAAAAATGAGTATGCTAGACTGCTTACATCAGAAATGCGCCTATCTGGATATGTGCCAAGAATTGACATTGACGTAGATTTTACTATAGACTATAATGAAGTAAAGAACTATTTTGAATTTGAGATATCATTACACGGAGTATACGCAGGGAGAAAGAAGAGCGAATGGATATTAGGGATAGACGTAAACAAGCCAATCTATATACAAAAGAGCAAATCAAAAGAGTCGTTACGGGCTCAGGTATAACTGTTGAATCTGAAGTAGATTCTGATTATATAATTTTTTGTCCATTCCATAATAACAATCGTACACCTGCAGGCGAAATTGATAAAAATAATGGCACTTTCTTTTGCTTCTCCTGTCACCATATTGCTGACCTAGTTGAGTTTGTTATGCATACCTCTGGAAGAACATATTTTGAATCAGTTCGTTTTATTAAAAGCAAAGAAACTGAGCAAGATCTAGAGCGTGATATAAATCAGAAGTTGGTTGTAAAACCAGAGTTTACTCCTTTTGATGAACTAATTTTAAAGAGGCTCTACAACAACTTGCTTTCTACTGAGAGAGCAAAGAAATATTTTAACTACCGCAAAATTGAACCAACTTCTTGGTCAAAGTTTTCTTTGGGCTATTCAGAGAAGCAAGACATGGTAACTGTTCCTGTTCATAGTCCAGATGGAATGCCAGTTGGTTTTGTTGGTCGCTCAATCGAAGGAAAAGAGTTAGATCGGAAGAGCGTCGTGTAGGGAAAGGGGGTAGATGTCGGTGGTCGCCGGAGCAATAAGAGTAAATATAGATTGTTACAGACGATGAGCAATCACAAGAACGCACAAGTGCAGTAGATCACGAGGATGGATGAGGACCGAATACTAGTAGATGGTAAATGGGACCGAACTGAATGAGAGTAGACCGGTATAAGTATAAGAGACAGTCGTATCAGTAGACACGCAGCAATGATGAA